ACGACATCCGCGAGGAGATCGGTCGCTCGCCCGATGCTGCCGACGCTTGCGCCTGCACGTTCGCTGTGCCCGTGTCCCCAAGCGCTCCGCAGATCGGATCGCCCATCCACGACGGACGCAGGCAGGCAGGCGTCGTCAACGACTACGACCCCTTCGACCCGAATAGGAGGATGTGACCATGTGCCTCGGTGGACCCAACATCCCTGCCGCTACGCCTCCGCCCGTCTCGGCCAAGGTCACGGACCCTGCGGTCGTCGCGGCGATGGACCGTGAGCGACAACGCCAAGCCGCTGCGGGCGGCAGACAGTCAACCATTCTCACGGGTGGCTCTGGCCTGACCATGCAGCAGGCCCCGCTCGTCCGCACTGTGCTGGGGCAGTGATATGACCCAGTCGATGCGCGACTTCCATCTGCAGCAGCTCAGCGAGCTGAAGTCTCAGCGCTCGGGGTTCATGCCCTACTGGCGCGACCTGACTGACTTCCTCGACCCCACCACGTCGCGCTACCTCATCACCGACCGCAACCACAACACGCGCAACATCCGCAATACGAAGATCGTGAACAGCCGAGCCACGCTGGCCCGCGAGACGCTGGTGCATGGCCTGTCGTCCGGTGTGACCAACCCCGCGCAACCGTGGTTCATGTTCAAGGCTGAAGATCCTGGCCTCAACACGTTCCGCGCCTCGAAGGTCTACCTCGACCTGGTGCGTGAGCGCATGGCCACGGTGTTCCTGCGCTCGAACCTCTACACGCAGTTGCCGCTGACCTACGCGGGCATTGGCAGCCACGGCATCGACGCCTTCGAGCTGCTGGCCGACCCCGTCACCACCGTGCGCTGCTACGGCTACCCCATCGGCAGCTACATGCTCGGCGCCAACGATCGGCTCGTCATCGACACAGCCTACCGCGAGTTCCAGATGACGGTGGGGCAGCTCGTGCAGAAGTTCGGGCTGGAGAACTGCACCGACGCAACGAAGACGGCCTACCGCAACAAGCAGTATGAGCGATGGGTCACGGTCGTCCGTGCCATTCATCCCAACCGCGACAAGACGATGAATCCTGTGGAGGCCAAGAACAAGGCCTTCCTGTCTGCCTATTGGGAGTGGGGATCTCCTGCGGACCAGTATCTAAAGCTCAGCGGCTTCGACAGCTTCCCTGTCATCGCGCCTCGCTGGCAGGCCGTGGGCGAGGACGTCTACTCCACAAGCTGCCCTGGCATGCGTGCGCTGGGTGATGTGATCCAGCTCCAGATGGAGGAGAAGCGCAAGGTTACGCTGGTCGACAAGCACAACACGCCACCGATGACCGCGCCCTCGTCCATGGAGAAGAAGCTCATCTCCAATCTGCCTGGTGGCATCACCTACATCGACGTGATGTCGGGCCAGCAGGGCATGGTGCCTGCGTATCAGACCAGCCTCGCGGGCATGCAGTTCCTACTGGAGGACATCGAGAAGGTCGGGCAGCGTATTGACGACGCCTTCTACAAGAACCTGTTCCTCATGGTCTCCCAGCTCGACCGCGAGGCTACGGCCTACGAGATCGCTGCTCGCCAGGAGGAGAAGCTCCTCGCGCTCGGGCCCGTCTACATGCGGCTCAACGATGAGCTGCTCGACACGACGGTGAACCGCACGCTGGAGATGATGATCGAGCAGTCGCGCCCTTACTGGGAAGGACGACTCAACGGCGACCCTCTGCTGCCACCGCCCCCGCCCGAGCTGATGGGCGCGAAGCTCACGATTCAATACAACAACGTGATGAGCCAGGCGATGAAGGCTGTGGGCATCAACTCCATCGAGCGCACCTTCACCTTCGCGGGCAGCATCCAGCCCGCTTTCCCCGAGGTGCTGGACAACCTGAACGCCGACAAGGCGATCATCTACTACGCCGACGTGAACGGCACACCGCCCGACCTGCTCAACGACGAGCAGACCGTGAAGCAGATCCGCGCTGGCCGCGCTCAGCAGCAGCAGGCGCAGCAGGCCATGGCTGCGGCTCAGCAGGGCTCGCAGGTGGCCAAGAACTTAGGCACCACTCCGCTGTCTGACAACAACGCACTGGCTCAGCTCCTGGGCCGCGTCCAAACCCCTGTGCCTCAAGGAGGTCAAGCGTGACCAGCAACCCGCCCAGTCCTGACAAGACCAGCTCTGGCGACTGCCCTGTGCTCCTTGAACTTCCGCAGTTCAAGGGCAACCGCAGGACGTGGCACGTCAACAAGAGCATCGACCTTGGCAACCTGCTGGTGGCCTTCGGCATGTTCGTGTCGGCCATGATCTACGTGCTTACCAGGCTGGGCAGTCAGGACGTGAAGATCAACTCCGTTGAGGAGGGCCTCAAGAGCGAGCACGCCGTCAACATCCAGCAGGATGAGCTGGCTCGGCGCAACGATGACCGCGTGAACCAGAAGCTCGACAAACTCGACGACAAGCTATCCCAGATGCTTGAGCGGAGACGGTGATGGTCAAGAACGCCGATCTTCTCAAGATGCCCACGCCTCCGGTCCACGAGGCTGACTTCAACTCAGGCGACATCAAGTCAGTCGCCAAGCGGCAGACGCGAGCTGAGGCCGAGGCCATGCGGAAGAAGAACGACATGCTGACCATCCTCAACATGCCCGAGGGTCGACGCACGCTCTACAACCTGCTGGGCAGCTTCGGGCTCTATCAAGATCCGTTCTCCACCAACGCGCTGTCCATGTCCAACATGAGCGGGCTTCGTAAAGCCGCTCTGATTCTACTGGCCGAGATCGAGGCTGCTGATCCCATGGCCTTCATCCTCATGCAGCAGGAAAACATCACCAAGGAGGGCTCCAATGCCTGAAGATACGACCGCCTCGGCCACCAACCAAACAGCCGACGCCAGCACTGCCAGCACCGACACCGCCGCGTCCACCACTCAAACCGACGCGACCAAGACCGATGCTGCCAGCACGACCCCTGCGACCGACACCAAGGCCGCAGAGGGCAAGACCGCGGACCAGGGGAAGACGGACGCCAAGGCAGACGAGCAGACCAAAACGGATGCTCAGCCCAACGTGCCGGACGCCTACGAGTTCAAAGCACCCGAAGGGACCACCATCGACAAGGCAGGCGTCGAGGTCTTCACTCCGCTGTTCAAGGAAGCGAAGCTCGACAATGCCACCGCACAGAAGTTCCTCGACACCTACGCCAGCTACCAGGGTCAACTGCTCGCCAAGCAAGCAGAGACCTGGCTGGAGACCGCGAAGGCAGACAAGGAGATCGGCGGCGACAAGTTCGATGGCACCGCGAAGATGGCACAAGCTGCCTTCGCCAAGTGGGCGTCCCCCGAGCTGAAGACGCTCCTGGAGACCACGGGCCTGGGCAACCACCCCGAGCTGCTGCGCACCTTCGCCAAGATCGGCGCGGCAGGCCAGGAAGACAGCACTTTCGTCAAGGGCTCGGGTGGGCAAGCTGCTTCCACCGCCCAAGTCCTCTACCCCAACGAATCCAAGTAAGGAGGCCCAACCATGGCCGCTCTCACCAACTCCTACCCGACGCTGCTCGACGTTGCGCAGCGGCTCGACCCCGGTGGTCAGATCGACAAGATCGCCGAGCTTCTCAGCGCCATCAATCCGGTGCTCGACTACCTGCCCATGATGGAGGGCAACCTCCCCACCGGCCACAAGTCCACCGTGCGCGACTACCTGCCCACCGCTTCCTTCCGCAAGCTCTACGGGGTTGTGTCGGCAGGCAAGAGCGGGACCTCGCAGATCATCGACTCCTGCGGCATGATCGAGCAGTATGCTGTGATCGACAAGGCCCTGGCCGACCTGGCTGGGAACGCGGGCGAGTTCCGGTTGTCCGAGGCCAAGGCCTACATCGAGGCCATGGGTCAGAAGGCTGCCTCCTCGCTGTTCTACGCCAACGAGACCCTCGTTCCCGAGGGTTTCACTGGCCTGGCCCCTCGCTACGCCAGCAAGACCGCCAACAACTCCGACAACCTGATCGACGGTGGAGGCGTGGCCGGGCAGACCGACTGCACCTCCATCTGGCTCCTCGGCTTCAGCCCCGACACCTGCTTCGGCATCTACCCCAAGGGCAGCCAGGCGGGTCTGCAGCGCAACGACAAGGGCCAGATGACCCTCCAGAACTTCAACGGCGGCACCGGCTTCATGGAAGCCTACGTCGACCACTTCCGCTGGGATCTCGGCCTCGTGCTGCGTGACTGGCGCTACTGCGTGCGCATCCACTCCATCGACACCAGCACGCTAACTGCCGATGCCGCGACGGGCGCGGACCTCATCACCCTGATGGTGCAGGCCGAGGAGCACATCCCCAGCCTGAGCAACGCCAACTTCGTGTGGTGCGGCAACCGCAAGATCATGCAGTATCTCCGCACCCAGAAGATCAAGAAGGTCGCCTACAACCTCACCGATGAGACCGTGGGTGGGAAGCACGTCACGATGTTCGACGGCATCCCCTTCCTCCGCACGGACGCCCTCGTCAACACCGAAACCAGCCTCAACTAAGGAGCCCAGACATGGCCATCCTCGATACCCTCAACCAGTTCTGCTCCGGCACCGCCTTCAATGGAGGTGGGGTGGGGCTCTACCTCATCGGTTCGCAGATCGACATGCTCAAGACGAGCCCCCTGCCCGGCAACTCGGACAGCATCTACTTCGTGGCGGAACTGGCCACGGACATGACCGGCGCGGGCAGCTCCGTCTCCATCGAGCTGGCGTCCGATGGCACCGCCGCCATCGCCGTGGACGGCAGCCAGACCACGCACTTCATCAGCGCCACCGTCGCCCTCGCCAACGCGAAGGCGGGGACGCGGATCTGTGCGGTCGAGCTGCCCCGTGGGTCCTACCAGCAGTTCCTCGGTGTGATCCAGCACACCATCGGCGCGGCCATCACTGGCGGCACGATCAACTGCTACCTCACCAACGATCCGACGGCTCACGACGTGACCCCGGCTCCCTTCCAGGCCTAACCGCCTGACCCCATGATCGGTGCCCTGGGCTCCCACTCACGCCAGAGCTAACCACCCTAGCTGTCCACCAGACACCAGCGGGCTCGGGGCACCGATCACTTTCCAAGGAGACACACCATGAGTGAAAACAGCAATCTGGTCGAGGTGGTCGCCACGCGCCCCGGCTTCAATTCTGCCAAGGGCGAGTTCGTCGAGAAGGGTCAGACCACGCTCGTGACCGAGGCCATGGCTGCCAACGCTGACAAGGCTGCCAAGGGCGGCAACCCCACCTGGTTCAAGCGACTCCGTAATGCAGCGGGCGAGGTCGTCGTCGATGTCGAGGAGCTGATCGAGAAGACCGAAGGCTTCGTCGAGGCCACGCTCAGCGAACTGGGCAGCGAGATGGCGAAGAACACGAAGGGCAAGGGCTGGAAGGCCTAAGGAGATACCATGGCGACTGCACCCGTAGACGTTTTCAACCTGGCGCTGTCTCGTTGCGGCGTCTACAACAATGCGGTCGCTGACGTGAACGAGAACACGAAGCAGGCTGGAGTCTGCCGCGTGTTCTACGACCAGTGCCGACGCTACATCCTGCGGGACTTCCCTTGGCGCTTCGCCGAGCGCAGGGTGCAGCTCAGTGCTCTGGCCAACCCACCGACGAACTGGAGCTACAAGTATCCGTATCCGCCCGACTGTCTGATGGTGCGCTACCTGGTCGTCCCCGGCATGCGCAACCAGCGCGTCGATCAGTGCGTGCCCATCCAGGTGATGAACGACGCCGTAGACGGCAAGGTGCTCGTCTCGGATATGAGCCCCGCCGAGTTGTGCTACACCACGGACGTGTCTGATCTCAACATCTGGGATGACGTGGCCGTGTCCGCGCTGGCCTACCGACTCGCGGGCGAGATCGTGATGCCACTGTCCATGGACCCCAACCTCGTCGGGATGATGACCTCGGGCTATCTCAAGGAGGTATCCAGGGCCGCAGCGGCGATGCTCAACGAGGGTTCACCTGATGCTGAGCCTGCGAGCGCGTTCCTGGCTGCCCGTGGCTGGACCAGCGCCTACCCGCCCGATGGCCCACTCTACGGCAGCGGGGTGATGCAGTGACCAGCTTCATTCAGGCCTCGCTATCTGGCGGTGAGTTGAACCCTGCGCTTCATGGCATGGTCGACTTGGCGTTCTACAAGAACAGCCTGAAGACGCAACGCAACTTCATCACGAAGCCCTATGGCGGCATCGTCAATCGCACCGGCAGCCGCTACATCACCAGCACGAAGTCTAGCGGCAAGGCTCGGCTCATCCCATTCAGTTTCAGCACGACGCAGGCCTATGTGATCGAGTTCGGCGTCGGCTATCTGCGCATCTACGCCAATGGGGTGCAGCAGACCTACACATGGCCTGGTCCTGCTGGGTGGGTGACGGCCACACGCTACGCCATCGGCGACTATGTGGCACAGGCAGGGGTCTACTACTACTGCCTCGTTGCCCACACCTCGGGGGTGTTCGCTACGGATCTGGCAGCAGGCGACTGGTATGCGCTTACCATGTCGGTGCCAGGTAGCACGGGTATCCTTGAAGTTCCTACCCCCTACACAGCCCTGGACCTGCCCTCGTTGAAGTTCACACAGTCTGCCGATGTGCTGACTGTGTGTCACCCCAATCACCCACCGATGCAGCTTTCGCGCTACTCGGATGTGAAGTGGACGTTCCAGGAGCAGGTGCTCAACCTTGGGCCGTTTCAGCGCGTGAACGTGACCAAGGGGACGACGATCTGGGCTTCTGCCAACGTGGGTAACGTCACGCTGCACGCAAGCCAGGATCTTTTCTACGCCACGCAGATTGGACAACTCTTCTACCTTGAGCAGAAGGATCTTGGGCAGGCCTGGGAGCCTGGCAAGGCCATCTCCGCCAATGACGTTCGCCGGGCTAACGGGAAGTATTACTCGGCCCTCACCACTGGCACTACCGGGCAGAACATTCCAGCAGGCACCGACGACCGCTGGAACGATGGTGGCGTGGACTGGGCCTACCTGCACAGCGGCTTCGGTGTGTGCAGAATCAGCGCCATCACTGACACCAAAACAGCCACGGCCCTAGTCCTGAGTCGCTTGCCGGACGGCACTACGACCTCAGGTTACGGGTCGTCTATCAACATCACGGCTACCGCTGCAGATGCGTCAGGCTACACGAAGGGCACGGCAGCCGCGCACGGTCTCACCGTTGGATTCTATGGCACGAGCCTGGCTACCATCACCATCTTCGGTGTGTCTGTCACGATGAGCCTCGACATCAAGGTGCTGGACGCGAACACCATTCTGTTCTACATCGCCTACGGCACGGGCGGCTTCGGGCTATCGGGCAATATCATCAGCAGCTTCTTGCCGCCACTGGCCTCCAACGCCTCAGCCTCCTACAAGTGGGCCTTCGGCGCGTTCGGCAATCCTGCCATCGGGGGCCCCGGGTATCCATCTGCTGTGACCTACTACCAGCAGCGCCTGTGCTTCGCGGGAACACCCAACGAGCCTGATACGGTGTGGATGAGCCGCACGAACAGCTACTCGGACTTCAGCACCTCTGGCCCGCTGAATGTGGTGGACGATGACTCGGTCACGTTCACCATCGCAGGCAATCAGGTGAACGCCGTGAAGAGCATGCTCCAGCTCGACAAGTTGCTGCTGCTCACCACGGGCGCTGTGTGGGCCACGGGCACGGGGCAGCAGACCGACGTGCTTACCCCGTCGAACCTCAGCGTGCGCATGCAGGGATATCGCGGCGTGTCTGATCTTCCTCCGCTCGGCGTAGGATCGGCAACGCTCTACGTGCAGTCGAAGGGCAAGGTGGTGCATGACCTGTCCTACCAGTTCGCCACGGACAACTACACGGGCGATGATCTCACTGCCAAGGCTGCTCACTTGACGGACGGTTACAGCCTGACAGAGTGGACGTTCCAGCAGTCCCCGCTGAGCTGTGTGTGGGCTGTGCGCAGCGACGGCACGCTCATCGGGCTCACCTATCTGCGTGAGCAGCAGGTGGTTGCGTGGCATCACCACGACACGTTGGGCACCTACGAGTCGGTGTGCTGCGTGAGCGAGGGCACAGAGGACGTGCTCTACGTGATCGTCAACCGCACCATCGGCGGCGTCACCAAGCGCTTCATCGAGCGCTTCGACACTCGTCTCGTGACCGACATCAACGACGCCTTCTTCGTGGACTGCGGTGCTACGTTCGATGGCCGCTACATGCCTGGCTCTACGTCCCTGTGGGACTGTGCTGTCACACTGTCAGGTGGAACGGTGTGGGACAGCACCGACGAGCTGACGCTCACAATGGGCGTATCGACAGGCGTGCCGTTCACCGGAGTGTCGGACATCGGCGACCAGGTGGTCGTGCCTGGGTCGGACGGGCAGGAGATCCGCGTCACCATCACGGCCTACACAGACCACTCTCACGCCAAGGGCAGGCCCGACCGCACCGTGCCTGTGACTGATCGCAACGTGGCCAAGGCTGGATGGGCGTGGGCACGCGACACCGTGGCCAACTTGACCTGGCTCGAAGGCCAGAGTGTCTCCGTGCTGGCGGATGGTGGTGTGCAGGCCGGGGGCTCGCAGCCGCTCAAGGTCGTGACGGGGGGCATCATCAGCCTCAGCCCTCCTGCTGTCCGTGCGCAGATCGGGCTGCCCTACAGCTCGGACTTCCAGCCGTTGCCTCTTGTGTCCGCGCAGCAGCAGATTCGGGATCGGATGAAGAACGTGCATACGGTGCGGGTCATCGTCAGCGAGACTCGCGGGCTAAGCATGGGATCGGACTTCGACCACCTCACCTACGAGTCGACGCTCGAGGCTCAGGCCAGCTACGGCATGCCGCCCAACCTCTACACGGGCGTGATCGAGCAGCGCCTCAACTCCACCTGGGACCGCGAGGGCCTGTTCGTGGGTCGGCACAGCGACCCGACGCCCATCGGCATCCTGGCCATCATGCCGGAGGTGGCCATTGGCGGTCTATGAGGTTCGCCCCGCGACCGACGAGCTGCTGGCAGAGGTCGCCAGCAGGCCCAGGAGCGCCGATGTCGAGGAGTTGTGGGCCGCGGGCCGTCTGACGCCCCTGGAGGCCGTGCAGATGGGCCAGCGCTTCGGCGAGGCCTACATCGGCATGGTGGACGGAGAGCCCGTGTGCGCCTTCGGTGTGACCCCCATCTCGGCGCTCTCGGGCCTGGGTGCCCCGTGGATGGTGGGCTCAACTGCGCTCGATGCTCACTTCCGTGGCTTCCTGCGAGGCTGTGGGCCGGTGGTGAGAGCGATGCTGTCTCAATGGCCCCGCCTCGTGAACTACGTCGACGCACGTAACCTGCGTGCTGTAAAGTGGTTGAAGTGGCTCGGCTTCAGCATTCTGCCTCCGGTGCCCTACGGGCATGACGGGCTTCCATTCCACCCCTTCATCAAGGAGGCCTAGCATGTGCAGCCCCGCGCTCGTCATGGTGGCAGGGACCGCCTTTTCAGCCTACGGCCAGATCCAGCAGGGTCAGACTCAGCAGGCCATCGACAACCGCAACGCCACGGTGCTCAACTACCAGGCCTCGGATGCCGCTGTGCGCGGCTCTCAGGAGGAGCAGATCCAGCGCCAGAAGGTGCAGCAGCTCCTCGGTGCGCAGACCGCTGCTGCCGGTGCCAGCGGGGCCGATGTGTCATCCAAGAGTTTCGGCGATGTGATGACCCAGACCGCAGGCATGGGTGAGCTGGACGCTCAGCAGATCCGCATGAACGCCTTGCGCGAGGCCTGGGGCTTCAAGACTCAAGCTACTGGCCTACAGTGGCAGGGCCAAGCTGCCAAGCAGGCTGGGGTCATGGGCGGGATTGGCACGGCCATCACGGGCTTCGGCAAGGCCTATTCGATGATGAAGTAGGAGACAGGCCATGGCTCAGCTTCCGACCTACGACAACCCCCAGGTGCGAGCACAGCCCGCACAAGGCGGCGTGCTCAACCTACAGGCTCCTGATCTCGGCGGGGCCATTGGGCAGAGCCTCATGCACACGGGACAGGTGCTCAAGGAGGTGCAGTTCCACGCCGACAACCTCGCCTCAGAGGACGCTGCCAATCGCCTGCAGGAGTTTCAGGTTCAGCGGCTTGGCCAGTTCTACGCCCTGAAGGGCGAGGCGGCTATAAAGCCCGACTCGGATTCAGGGCTGTCCCCGTTGCAGCAGGCCACGCAGTCGATCAAGGACTACCAGCAGCAGCTCTCAGGCTCGCTCGGTGGCGGCGCACAAACCCTGTTCAAGCTGAAGACAGACCCCCACATCACGCAGTTCGAGGCCCAGGCACAGAGCCACACCTTGCGCGAGCTGGACAACTTCGCTGCCGATACCCTCATCGGCAAGCGTGATGTGAGCATGCAGGCCTCTGCGCTCGACCCGCAGACCGAAGCGAAGACAGGCACGAACCTAAACGCTACGCACGACGCGGCAGTTCTGGAGGCCAAGCGCCGGAACCTCACGGGCGACGCTGCACAGGGCTTCATCACTCAGTTCACCAGCCCGGTCGTAGCGACCACGCTCGACGCGCTCGTGAAGCAGGGTGCCGCCCCGCAGGCCAAGGCCTACCTGGAGGCCAACAAGGGCCTGATGACTGCTCAGGCCTACGAGCAGGCCACGCAGCAGACCACCAAGGGCCTGGACGTGGGCGCAGGCATGGACGCTGCCGACAAGGTGATCCAGGGCCTCACGCAGCCCGACGGCTCGTTCTCCCTGGAGGATGGCCTCGCAGCGCTTCGCCAGCAGCGCCAGTCGGGAACGCTCAGCACGGAGGTCTATCAGAACGCCGAGCAGGAGATGAAGGATCGGTTCTCCGTCCACAAGGTACAGACCGAGGCCACCACCTCGACGAACGAGGATGCGACGTGGGGCGTGTTCAACCAGACCCACAGCATCAGTGCGGTGCAGCTCAACCCCGCGTTCTCGAAGCTACCTCAACAGAAGCAGAACCAGGTCATCCAGCAGATGAAGGCCCAGCTCCAGCAGGACCAGAATGACCCCAACGTGCTTACCGCCCATCGGCAGGCCTATTGGGCTCTGACCACCGATCCCAACTTCCTCCAGATGAGTGATAGCGACATCCGCGCCAAGCAGGGTCAGCTCGGCCCGCAGATGACCGCTGAGGCCATGGACCAGAAGCACAAAATGCTGGCCTCACCCATCAAGGTGCAGCAGGTCCACATCGACCAGGACCAGGTAGCCTCTGAGCTTCGCTCTGCTGGCCTGCTCCCCGCCGATGGCGGGATCGACGATGCGGGCAAGAACATGCTCGCCGACCTCACCTACCAGCTCAAGCAGGCGCAGCAGGCCTCGGGGCAGGAGTGGTCGCTGGACAACACCAAGAAGCTGCTCCAGCCGCTCATCCAGAAGGTCGTGGTGGACAAGAACTGGTGGGGCGTCGACACCACGGAACCGGCCTATAAGCTGCGCATGCAGGGCGTGCAGGTGCCCGCGCAGTTCGCCTCGGATCTGGAGGAGACGAACAAGCAGCAGTGGCTCAAGTCCCACGTCGACCTCAAGGGGTATCAGCCGCTCTCGCTCCCGGAACTCTATCAGTCCTTCTACAACGCGAAGCAGAAGGGCATAATTGACGACAACGGCAACTACAAGCCAAAGACCAGCCTGACCGTCAACCAGCCCGCCATGATGCGAGGACACTGATGCCCGACCCTCAGCTCGACGACCTTCTCACGCAGAGCAAGCAGGAGCTGGAGAAGACGAATCAGCTTCAGGGTTCACTGGCCTACGGCATCGCGCAAGACCCCACGCAGCAGCGCCAGGTGCAGTCGACGGCCCGCTCGCTCGGCGTCTCGCCCGATCTGGTGCAGCAGAACCCCAAAGCCATGAACGAGGCCGCGAGGCTCAATGGTTTCGACTTCGACGCCTTCGCCCGCACCTACCCCATCACCACGCAGATCATGTCGAATCCGCTGACCGCAGCGGCTTCACACGACGACCTGGAGACCTACAAGACCATCGAGCAGCTAATGTCGGCCAACAATGCGGTGCTGCTGCCTGGTAGTTATGGTGTGCCAGTGCTACTGGGTAAGGGCACCATGCAGAGCTACGCAGCGTCTGTGTTGAACGCGCCTATGCAGGTTGGGGTTGAGCTGGCCCACAGCTTTTCTGGCCTTGGTAAGTGGGCTGGGGACTTCACAAAAGCACACCCAGCGCTATCCTACCTGACCGCGCTCAACCCAGCTATGGCCTTCATCAAGCCGCTGGGTGATGTGGTCAATAGCACCCCCGAGGTCGGCAGTACCCTTACTGGTGCATCGGATGCCGCCGAGAGCATGCTGCAAACGCTGGCCCCCATCTCCACCGGGGCAAAGGTCACCAACTTCGTTGCCAAGATGCCGTTTGAGATCGCCAAGTATGTAGCCTCCGGCCCGCTTGCTCCTGCTCTAATGGGAGCTGAGAGCTTCGGCAGCTCCTACTCTTCTGCGCGCAAAGCAGGATCATCTGTAGACCGCGCCACACTGGCTGCTGGTGTCAGTGGCACGCTGGGTATGGGGCTCGGGCTTGTGCCCGACTTTGGTAAGCCCGCTGAATCTTTCGCGGGCCTGCTGGGGCAGAAGACACTGCGCGGCATCGGACTTGGGACAGGCATGTTCTTGGGCAATGCGGGGGCGACAGCGATCTACTCGCCGGACCAGGCCGAGAAGATGCTAAAGGACCCGAGCGCTTGGGGTGAGTCTGTCGCTACGATGTTGGCCTTTGAGTATGCCGGAGTCGTGCAGCACGCAGGCGAGGCCTCTAGGGGCTTCAAGTTGATGAACGATCTCCAAGCTGCGGTGAAGGCCTCGAAGATGGCCGCTGAAGACCCGCAGGCGTTCCAGGATCACCTCAGCCAGCTCGCCAAGGGCACCGAGGTGGGCATGCCCGCTGACAGCTTCGTGCGCTACTGGCAGGCCCAGGGCGAAGATCCCACGGCCAAGGCACAGGAAATGGGCATCGACAACCTCAACGAGGCTGCTGCCACGGGCACCGACGTGCAGATTCCCATTGACCGCTTCCTCACGGCCACGGTGGGCACGCCGCACTTCGAGGAGCTGGCCAAGGACATCCGCCTCACCCCCGGCGCTCCCACACTGCGTGAGGCCGACCTGCAGGCGCAGAACTTCGCCGACAACGTGAAGGCGTCGCAGGCCGAGCTGCAGAAGATGGCCACCACCGAGACCGAGCACCCCGACCGCGAGGCGATCTTCGAGCGGACGCGGGCACAGCTCCTGGCTGCTGGCGGCGAGGCTGCCAAGACCGCTGATGAGACGGCTAAGTTGCTGACTAACTTCAGCATTAACATGGCTGGTCGCGCTTCCACGCCTGAAAAGCTCATCTCCCCGCAGGACATTGCCGATAGACTTAATATCTTCCGGGCCGAGCCTGGACAGGAGAACCCCGATGGCACCCCTGCAGTTTCAGCCCCTGGACGACGAGCACAAGGCCCGCTTCTCAGCAATGCTGGAGGCAGCGAAGAAGCGCGAGGACTCACTGCGCCCGAGCATGACGACATCCACGCAGCCCGCGTCGCTGATCTCCAGGGTCGGGACGGCGCTGAAGTCCTTGCTTTCACCCGCCTCTCGGACCTGAAGAACGCCGAGCGAACCGACCTCACCACGCCGCGCCTGGGCCTTCCGGCTACCGGCTATGTGGACGGAGACCAGCTCGGTGTGAGCGTCTACAAGTACGGTGTGCATGCGTGGGTCACGGCCCAGGTGCGAGACGGCCACCTCTACACCGGCACGTTGGATCAGTCCTCAGACACTGGCATCCCCGGTATTGGAACCGATCTGCTGCAGTCGCTGGGCCAGCTTGCGGTGGAGAAGTTTCCCGAGCTGAAGGGCGGCAATCTCTACGGCGTAGCCGGTGGTAAGATGCGCGGTGGCCAGCTCTACAGCGAGGGCATCGAGCGCACGCGCAACCGCTTCACCAACACGATCTGGGATGGGGTGAAGGCCAGCACGCCGATCAGTGATCTGCTCGACACGCGCTTCGACCGGCCCACCGAGATCAAGGGCGAGAGCGGCGATCCGATGGGGCAGATGTTCTACCAGCCCTCGCTTGGCGGCACCGACTCGCCCGCTTTCAAGGCGTGGTTCGGGCAGAGTCAAGTAACGGATGCCAAGGGTCGACCCCTCATCGTCTACCACGGCACCACAGGCGAGTTCGACACCTTCAGCCGTGCCAAGGCCAACCCTGAAAGTGACTGGGGGTCTGGCTTCTACTTCTCGAACAAGCCCGAGGACGTGGCTGCCAACTACGCAGGCGAGGGGCCCGACCTCACCAGTAAGATCGAGCGCCGTGCTGAGCAGATCGCCAGCGAGACAGGGCGAGAATACGATGACCCCGCAGTCATCGCGGAGGCCAAGGCTGAGTTCAAGGCCCACGAGGGCGCGACGCTGCCGGTGTTCCTGAAGATGGATACCCCGTTCGAGATTGGCGGCAAGAAGGAGACCTTCCTAGACTACGACGAGCCCATGGACGCTGAGGGTGAGTTCACGGGTGAGCCACCTACGGGCAAGCTGGCCAGCTTCATCGAGGCTCTGCGCGACGTGGCCTCGCGCTATTACGATGGTGAAGTGGACCAGCTCATCGGCACCATCATGGAAGAAGGATTTGATGGCGGCATGAAGGCTTCACGCCTCATGGACCTTGTCAACAAGGATGAGCAGTTCGCATACTACACCGACGAGAACGGCAACCTCAGCTCGAAGGAGATCGTGCGTGAGGCCCTACAGGAGGCGGGGTTCGACGGCATCATCGACCGCACGGTGAACCAGAAGTTTGGCTCAGAGAAGAAGGTGGGCAAGCAGATGGTGGGCATGACACCCGACACAGTGCATTACATCGTGTTCGAGCCCAACCAGGTCAAGTCGGCCACGGGCAATCGGGGCACGTTCGACCCCAACAACCCGAGCATGCTCTACCAATCCCCCGTGTTCTACTCAGCACTTGAGCGTGCTGTGCCCGACATGGCGAAGATCGCCGACAAGAACGGCGAGGTGCAGCCAGAGCAGGCGAAGGCGTGGCTGGCCGCTCGGCAGAAGGAGGGCAAGTTCAAGCAGGCCGAGCTGGACACCATCGGCGTGAACGACTGGCTCGACCTCCAGAAGGGCAAGGTGCCCGTCTCTGAGCTGCAGGCGTTCATAAAGCAGAACGGCGTGCAGGTGCAGGAGGTGTTCAAGGGTGGGGCGCCTGATGTCTATCACCACCGGATGTTGGACAATGGTAAATTCGAGGTCTTCAACCAGAGGACTGGCAAGGTCTATGGAACTTACTCTGATGTATTTGATGCTGGTGCTGCTATCGACCGTGCGTCTGGAGCAAGCGTTGACACCACCAAGTTTGGGGATTACACCCTGCCCGGTGGCACGGACTACCGCGAGCTGCTGCTCACGCTGCCCGTTGAAAAGGGCTCATCAACCCGCTTCGAGGTCCGTGGCCAGGGGCCTGGCGCAGAGTTGTTTGACACGGAGCTTGGGCATGTAGTTCGCCAAGGTTACTACGGCGACATGTTGGATGAGGCCGCACGCCGCAACGCTGAGCAGGTGGGGGGTATTCCACCGTTCCGATCCTCCCACTGGGACGAGCCCAACATCCTGGCGCACATCCGCTTCAACTCGCGCACCGACGCCGATGGTAAGCCGGTGCTGTTCATCGAAGAGATCCAGAGCGACTGGGGCCAGAAGGGGAAGAAGGAGGGGTTCGCTTCGCCCCAGCCTGCTGCCGACACTGCGCAGGCCAAGAAGGTGCTGGCCGAGGTTGATGCTCAGCTAACTGCTGCCTACGCAGAAAAGGACGCTGCCCAGACCAGGATCGACGACCTCTACAAGCAGGACAAGCAAAGTTCGGCGGCCCATCAGGCGTTCATGGACGCTCACGATAAGGTGGCCGAGCTTACGAAGGCCAGAACGGAGGCCAACAATAAGTTGTGGGCGCTGGAGCACGTTACCAGCACGCCTACCGCCCCCTTCGTCACCGACACGAAGGCCTGGGTGGCGCTGTCCCTCAAGCGCATGATCCGCTACGCCGCCGACAACGGCTTCGACCGCGTGGCGTTCGTGAACGGCGAGCAGAGCGCTGACCGCTACGATCTGAGCAAGAGCATTGATGATCTGTATTACAACCCGGACACCTGGAGACTAGTCGCCAAGAAGGACGGTAACCGGGTGATTGATGAGCAGTCTGTATCTCCCGACAAGTTAGAGGACTACATCGGGAAGGAAGCCGCGCAAAAGATCATGGCGCAGGAACCTTCTGCCAATGGGCTACGATCTCTGGAGGGTGAGAACCTCAAGGTCGGCGGGGAAGGAATGAAGGCCTTCTACGACAAGATCGTGCCTAGCGTGGCCAACGACGTGCTGAAGAAGTTGGGGGGCGGGAAGGTCGGTGAAGTTGATATACAGACGGGAGAACGGCCCCGCAAGAACCTTACTGGCGGCATCTTCACCATCAGCAGCAACGGTAAAGAATACTGGGTGTCTAACAGTGGTGGCCCGTTTGATGGGGACCAGGTAGGGCCTAGGTTTGCATCCTACTCCGAGGCGGCAAAGCACGAGGCTAGACTGCTGACCGGCTCGACGCCGCAGCTTGGCTTCGACATCACGCCTGAGCTGAAGGCCAAGGTGCAGGAGGGCATGCCGCTCTTCCAGCCCACCGCAGGCGCAGGTGGCCCTCGTGGCTTCCTGGAGTTCGGCAAGGACAACAAGTTCAACCTGGGCCTGCTCAACGACGACAAGAGCACGCCGATCCACGAGCTTGGCCACTTCTACCTGGAGGTGCTGCACGAGCTGTCCACCACGCCCGGCACGTCCGAGCAGGTGCGCAGCGACTACACCACCATCCGCAAGTGGCTCGGCGCTGAGGGCGATGCTCCGCTGACCGTGGACCAGCACGAGCAGTTCGCCCGTGCCCACGAGCTTTACATGCGTGAGGGCAAGGCCCCGACCGAGGGCCTGCGTGGTGCGTTCCAGCGCTTCGGTCGCTGGCTCACCAAGATCTACCAGACCGCCGAGCAGCTCCAGGTGCCCATGACCGACGAGGTGCGGGGCGTGTTCGACCGCCTCTACGCCAGCGACAGCGAGATTGAATCCGCCCGTAAGGCTGTGGGTGATCTGCCGATGTTCGCCACGGCCAAGGACATGGGCGTCACCGAGAAGGAGTTCCAGGCCTACAAGAAGCTCAAGGATTCGGAGATCACTTCCGCCAAGGAGAAGCTGCTCGCCGAGCTGACCCGCCAGCACGCCGACGAGCAGAAGGCCGAGTGGCGCGAGGGCCTGGCCCAGAAGCGCGACGAGGTGGCCGCTGAGTTGGACGCCGACCCCGCCTATCAGGCCCTCAAGGTTCTGGTGGCTGGCCACATGGAGGACGGCACGCCCGTGAAGCTCAGCCGCGAGGCCCTGGTCGAGCGCTACGGGGAAGCGAAGCTCAAGGAATTGGGCCGTGGCCAGGGGTTCGTCTACGCCAAGGAGGGCGGGATGGACGCCGACGCAGCCGCTCTGCTGCTGGGCCACGAGAGCGGCGACGCGCTGATCAACTCCCTCACTGGCCTGGAGCCCAGGGGCAAGCGCATCGCCCGCGAGGCCGAGGCTCGGATGAAGGCCGAGAAGGGCGACCTGATGAGCGACGAGTCTGCCCTGAAGGCCAAGGCCCTGGAGGAGCTGCACAGCACCAAGCGCGAAGAAGTGCTCGCTCTGGAGTTGAAAGCCCTAAACCGGCTGAAGAGGGGTGTCGCCCCCGTGGTGGAGTCCGCCAAAACCCAGCTCACGGCAGAGCAGCGGCAGGCCCAGGCTGATCGGGACGCCCTTGCCCAGGCCCAGGGTAGCGTCGCCAGGGCCGAGGCCCTTAAAAGTGCCTCAGAGAAGCGCTCTATCGAAGATTCCATGCCGCCGATGCGAGCATACCGGATCGCGGCGTCTGCTTTCGTGGACAACACCCCCCTGGTCAAGACGGACCCCAACAAGTATCTCCTCGCGCAGCGCAAGGCGGGCAAGGCTGCGTTCGACCTCCAGGGCAAGGGTGACTACGCCGGTGCTGCCGAGGCGAAGCAGCAGGAGATCCTCAACCACTTCATGTATCTCGAAGCGGTGAGGGCGAAGCAGAACGGAGAGAAGGCCTACCAGTTTGCGCAGAAGCTCCAGAAGCCCCAGGTCGTCGCCAAGCTGGCCAAGGCGGGCGGAACTTACCTCGACCAGGTGAACGCGCTGCTCGACCGCTTCGAGTTCGGGCGCGTGAGCAACGCCGAGTTGGCCCGGCGCGAAACGCTGGCCCAGTGGGTCGAGGCCCAGACCAACATGAACGAGGAGCCCGCCATCGCCGACAAGCTCCTCGACGAGAGCTTCAAGGTGAACTACCGCCAGCTCAACAACGCTGATCTGCGTGACCTGCACGACGCCCTGAAGAACATCCGGCACCTGGCCTACCGCCAGCTTGAGGTGCTGGTGGGCGACCGTCGCGTGGCCTTCGCGGATCTGATCGACCAGCTCGACTCGGCTGCGCGGGCCAACAACAAGGTCACGCCGCTGTCGCTGCCTGGGTCCACCGAGACCGCCTCGCAGAAGGCCCACGACTTCCTGGCTGGCAAGGACGCAGCCATGGTGAAGATCGAGCAGATGGTCAACTGGCTCGACGGCAACGATGTGAATGGGCCTTGGCATGAGGCGATCTGGAACCCCATCGCCAGGGCCGAGACTGCCGACTATGACCTCATCACGAAGGTCACGGGCAAGCTGATGGATGCCCTGGACCAGATGCCCAAGGAGCAGCAGAACAGCATGGCCGATGTCTTCCAGGTGGACGGCATCAACCAACCCCTCAACCGTCGCCAGCTCATCACGATGCTCTTCAACATGGGCACCGACATGAACAAGATGAAGCTGACCGAAGGCTTCGCCAACTACGGCTTCACACCTGAGACCGTTGACCGTGCTATCGGGAACCTGAATCGCTATGACACAGCTTTCGTGCAAAAAGCCTGGGATTCATTCGGCTACCTGTGGCCTAAAATAGTAGACCATCAAAAGGGATTTACTGGAGTCGAGCCCAAGCGCGAAGAGATCACCCCCTACACGGTTCGCTTCAAGGACGGCACGACCGAGACGCTTGAAGGCGGCTACTTCCCCCTGAAGGCTGCTGCAGGACGCTCCACCGTGGCGGGCAAGCAGGAGAGCAGCGGCACCGCGCTCTTCGACTATGGTGGAGGCTACGTCAAGGCCACCACCATGACCGGCCACACCAAGGAGCGCACGGCTGCGGTCTACCCACTGGACCTGGACTTCACCCACATCATCGCGCAGCACACCACGCAGGTGGTCAAGGATCTCACCCACCGCGAGGCCGTGATCCTGGCCAACCGGCTGCTCACCCACCCCACCGTGCGCAAGGCGATGCAGGAGACCATGGGCGATGCCTACACGGACCAGTTCATGCCCTGGCTCCGCAGCATCGTGAACGACCGCAACGGTGCCGCTGCCGCCTCGGCTTCTGCCTGGACCAGCGTGGCCACGGCCACGCGAGGCAACCTCGTGGCTGCGCTCCTGGGCTTCAAGTTCTCGACGGTCATCGTGCAGATGACCGACCCCCTGCGCGTCATCGGCCCCGGCGACTACCGCGTGCCCGTACCCACCTACAGCAAGGCGCTGCTCGACTATCTACAGCACCCCAACGACGTGACCAAGATGGTGCGCGAGCTGTCGGGTGAGATGCGCCACCGGCCCGAGAACCTCGACCGCGACATCCGGGCTCAGTGGGAGCACCTGCAGGGCGACGCCTCGTGGCGGGCGGCTTGGAACCGCAAGGCCTTCCACGGCCTCGGCATGGTGGACGCGCTCACCAGCGTGCCCTCGTGGCTCGGGGCTTACCGCCATGCGCTGAGCCAGGGCGAGACGCCTGAGAACGCCGTGCTCAAGGCCGACCGCACCGTGCGCCTGACGCTCATGTCCGGCTCGCCCAAGGACCTGCTCGGCGTGCAGCGCGACCCCAATACCCTCGCCAAGCTCATCACCATGTTCATGGGTGATGGCCCTGCGCAGTATGGCCTGCTCCGCAACGCAGGCCGAAAAGGTCTCGGGGGCATCCCCGAGTTCACCGCCGTGGCTGTGATGATGTCCCTGGCCAACATCATGGGCGATGCGCTCAAGGGTCAGAACCCGGCACCCAATGAGGACAAGGCGCTGTTCTACCTGCGCAAGGCTCTGCTTGCCTGGAGCCAACCCATCCCCATCGTTCGTGATCTGGCCACCTCGATTGACAGCGGTCTGGCGGGCAAGCCCTTCAGCGACTACCGGCTGTCGCCAGTTGTGTCCGTGGGCCAAAAGTTTGTGCAGATGCCAGTTCATACGATGAAGCTCATCGAAGGAAAGGAGGACTACCCTGACTATGCCATCAAGGCGTTCGATCTACTGGGCACGCTCTACGGTGTCGGCGGAACATCGCAGGCCGTGGCCTCGGCCAAGTATCTGCGCAGGGTCTACACGGGCGAAGAGAAGCCCGCGAACGCTGCCGAGCTGGTCTCCGGGGCAGTTCAAGGCAAGCCGAAGCAGGGGGTGAAGTAATGACGGTAACTCTTAGCAACGACGCAGCCTACGTCGGCTCCAACCCTGGGGGTGCCTACGTCTCGCCGCTCACAGGCAGCACCACCTCAGCGAACAGTCTGCTGCTCAATGGGCACGCAGATACTTACTTTCAAGTAAACTTGGGCTTCAGCGCCATCGCCAAACCCACCATCACCGGATCACGCGGGGGCAACGCAGCCCTGGCTTCGCTGCTCACCGCGCTCGACTCCTACAACATCATCACCGACTCCACCACCGCATAGGAGATGCCATGACCGTATCGGCTGTCGTCAACAAGATCGCCTTCCCCGGCCCTGGCGGCACGGTGTTCGCGTGCAACTTCCCCATCGTGC